ACGGTCGAACTCCCATATGGGCTTTGCTGTATTTCCGTAGCGGGCTGAATTTGCATATAGTGAATTGGAAAATTCTCTATTAAGAGGTACTGGTAAGGTGCTAAGACTACATTTTGAGAATTTATGTTCCCAATGCTACCCGTTACGTCACTATAGTGTATCGTGATTTCGACCCAGAGGTCACCATCATTCAACAGCAGTGCCGAAATTGCCTTTTCCTTTGTTCCCGTCACTTTTTGGGAATTAGATTGGGGCGTAAGTGGAATATCAAAATTATAATATTCTACTGAAAATTGGACATTCTCTGAAACTTCTACGGTATTACCACGAGAATAATCCAAACTAAGGATCTCTCTCATGTTTTCACCTCTTCGCCACTAACACTACAAAAACAATTACAATTATGACTAGTATAATTAAGAGAATTGTGAACGGATTGAAAATGGTTGTAAAGGTCTGTCCTAGCCCGAAAGCGTATGGACTGTATCCATAGTACGGCGAATATGGGGTGGGTGAAAAGTATTGCACAGGGTTTAGGGGCTGACCGCCATAATTCGCCACTTGCAAGGAATGGATTGCTTCCCCTACGCCTAAGCCTCCAATTGCTGATCCCGCACCAATACCAGCCCCCACAAGTGCTATTTTGCCTGGCGTAGTTTTATACGCTCTAGCTAGAGTATCAGCTATATCCTTGTATGCATCTGACACATATTTCCCCACGTCATGGAACACGTCGTAGATAGTCATTTTGTCTCACCGCTCTTCTTACGTTTTTTATGATCTCTGTACAATAGATATCCTATGACAGCTATGATGATAATTACTATTATTACCCATACCCACCATGGCAATCCTAAGAATCCGCCATTTCCTCTGGGACCGGCTGGTAGTGGGGAAGAGGGATATGGGGATGGACCGGCTGGTAGTGGGGAAGAGGGATATGGGGATGGTGAGGAAGGCGATTCGCCTCCGCCTCCGGCACCACCTGGTAGTGGAGATGATGGGGAACCGGAACCATGTCTACGGAATAGAAGATACCCTAGCCCCAGCCCTCCCCCAGCTATTCCAGCTCCTATCCCTACCTTCTTGATCAATCCTTTGACATCTCTTCCCGCTACGTGAGTCGTTTCACCCAATCTAGCGAAATCTTCTACTTCTCCTTGTATTACTCTTTCTACATCCCTACTGATCGAGTCGAATATATCGAAAAGACCCATTTTATCTCACCAAGAGAAGAATTATTATGATGACGACTACGGCTATTCCAATCAAAACATAAGGACTTGAGAATATTGATTTCGTAGTACTGTTAGGTATTGGACTAGTAGATGTGGTTGGGGTTGTGGATTGAGATGTGTTTTGGGCTAATGCTGAATAATATTGAGCCTGCGGGGAGTAAGGATTTAAAACGTCACTAGTCTGAGATGAACCACCGCCTGGTAGCGGAGATGATGGAGAAGCTAATCCTCCACCACCTGTACCACCGCCTCCTATCGGCGGATTATAGGGCAATGGACTAGACGGAGTTGGTTGTTGTGTACCGCCAGTACTCGAAATACTGGAGCTAGCTGTGTTCGTAGAACCGCCCGTAACCACCCCTCCCAATAAAGGTGCTCCGATCCCTACTCCCAGCAAACCATAAGTAACTGGCTTCGAATGGAAAATATGTCCGAAGGTGTTTATTACTCGATTTAGCCCGCCTTCACCTTTCCCTATGATTTTCGCTATATCATTTTCCGTATGTTGTCCAACTTTTATGATATTTCCAGCCTGGTCGATAATGGAATGTTCGATCTTGCCCAAATTTTCATTAACGTGTAAAATGTGCGTGAAGAAATCCTCTGCCACCACTCTTTTTATACCATTGCCTAGATCTTGTATACCTTTCACGACAGCGTTCTTATCTCCAGTTAGAGATTTGACCAAAGTATTGAGATCTGATGGATGTATGTCTATGTGAGGTAGGTGAAGAATCGGTAAAGGGGTTTTGAAAATTGGTAACTTAGGTGGCTGTATGTCAGTTATGCCAGGTACGAAACGTTTAGCTAGAGTATTTGATATCACGTCCACACCTTTCTCGATAGGTTTTTTCGCTACTTGTAGTACATCACCAACACCTATTGCGTCCAAAATGCCAAACGCCACATCGCTAGCTTTGTTAAATATATTTTCACGGGGGTGAGCGAATAGATGCCCGAACGTTCCAGTGAATGGTATTGTGTTGGCCACGAGGGAACCGGCAGATTTCACTAACTGGCCTCCAGTTTTTGCACCGAGTTCATATGGTATATTGAACAGAAACCCCTTCGTAGACATATTCTGTGTGGCTTTCTCAGCCTGTGAGAATGGTACTACTCTTCCAGTACGAAGAAAGTGACCAAGTTCATACCCGGCACCTGCGTCTGCCCTGTAGAAATCAGTAGCACCTTGCTTCGTGAATTCGTATGCTGTGGCCAAACCAGACTTGGCCTCATGAAATACTGTATGTTCTGCATTATTTATATGTTTTCCTATTTCATTGAAAATTGAAAACAGACTCATCCTATCACTCTTGGAAGTTTTTTTCTCATTTATATGAGTTGGGAGCGGTTTTACGTGAGTGGGGAACCTAGGTATTTCTCTGACGACTGGCCTTGGTTCGGGATGGAAGACGGGGAACCTAGGTATTTCTCTGACGACTGGCCTTGGTTCGGGATGGAAGACGGGGAACCTAGGTATTTCTCTGACGACTGGCCTTGGTTCGGGATGGAAGACGGGGAACCTAGGTATTTCTCTGACGACTGGCCTTGGTTCGGGATGGAAGACGGGGGACCGTCTATGTTCGAAGTTGTTTATATCTTTTCCTATATGGTGAAAAATAGAAAAAAACGCCATCGTATCACACTACTCTAAAAGGTAATACGCCACGAACAATGAATTAACTTGATCGCTGTTAGCTAGTGCTATGTCATATTCTATACTATCACTTTGCTCTACGACCATACCGCCTTCGAAATATTTCGTATAGTCTATCTCTGCTACTGCGTTTGTATACGGGGGAACTTTGTTTTCGGCCTGGTTTTCGGCTAGAATCGATTGCCACGACATGTCTATTATGTCAGTTGGAACTCCCTTCGTGACTTTTAGCTTATACTGAGTCGGATCGTTATTATTAATACCGCTATTAGCGTTCAGTACGTATATTAATTGCCCTAAATAGATAAAACCGGGCTGTAAGAACTGGACATGAATAGGTGTCTGAGACGCTGGTACGTTTGGAACTTTATACTCTACAATGGAAGGAACTACGAGTCCTTTCGGCAATCCGTCCTTGTTAAGCCCCAGAGGAAATCTAAGTACTACCTCCTCAGCCGAAAGATCCACATACTCGATAGATACGACGAATGAGGCAGTAAGGGACACGCCTGAGGGAAGGAAGTTCGCTGGGGTGGCTATGATGAGATCAAATGAGCTAGCGTATCTCGCTGGGAACTCATTCCTCTGTGGGAACCTCATGGCCCACTTCACATACACATTCACGGATGAGCTGGCACCTACCGAGGTCCCTGGGGCGGGGCTGGCAGGATTCTGGCCCTGTGTCTCATAGTATTCGAGTATTCCGAGTGCCGTGCCCGAAGCGTCATATATGACTTTGTTACCATTGTATACTAACCTCAATTCATTAACTAAATTGTAAGGGAACGGTTGTGTTGGTAAAGTTACGGCTGAAGTACCGCTATTCGATATCGTTCCTTGAAGAAGTATTTCTATTTTCTTGACGAAGGCGTTCCTAGGGATCGGAATACTGATAGTTTGGCTAGGGTTGTGTGGATATGTTTGCTGAAGTGTTACCTTGTACGGTCTCGGCATTTTCTCTCACCCCTTTTAGATCAGCTTCAGCATCCTCGCTACGTATAGACCAGCTAACACACCTACGAGTACGATTACGAAATCTATGGCGTATTCTTCTGCCTTTCCCATTTCGGCTCATACGTCTATCTCATTTTTTCGTTTTAAATATGTCTGCCGTTATGAAACAAAACTAGCGGAAATTTTCGATTTTTCAAACTAACACCTATTCCGCTTTACTTTTTTCTTGGAAAAACGTTTTTGTTTGATGGAAATTTCTGAGAATCAGATAGGCTTATGTACTACTATTCTCTGCGAATTGACATCAAAAATAACAAAATGATATTGCTTAAGTGAAGGAACTAAGTCAGCCACTTCTTTTGATATGTACTTTTCTATCCACATCCGTTCACGTGGCTCTCTGGTGTTGAAGAGAATGATTATGTCAGCGTTTTTGTATACTAACGGGTTGAAATCGTAAACTCTCTGAGATGCTAATATTATTCCTAGCCCAAAATGTCGATTTTCTCTAATCGTTTCTGATTGTGCTGTAGGTAACTGACGTCTTTGGAAATGATGATGAGCCTCATCTATTACAAAGAGCGTATATCCGAATCTCTGCCCATGCCTTTTTGTGAATTCCCAAATTTTTGCAAAACTAGCATCTGATGCCTCTTTGTCATAAATGACAACTTTAGGATATCTTTCTATGTCATTATAGAACTTGGCGTTATACCCGTACTTACCATACTCTGATGAAGTTCTCTCCATTACATGATCGTCTATGATAAGACTATTATTTATTATCCTAGTATAGGCCAGAATGAAGTAATTTTTTATAAGATAGGATTTTCCGCTACGTTTTCTTCCTACTATCACCACCACATCATCGGCTTGCATATTGAATCACAGGTCTCTAGCGTCCAACTCTGCTTGCAATGCTGATTGAAACGTTTCGTTTCTGACGCATGCTAGAATTAGAAGTTTAGTATATTGTCCGAAAGTCATCACGTACTTGAGATCTTGGTCTTGATTTGACGCTATTTCTGCACTTTTCTCTATAGCTTGTATGAAATCTGAAAGTTTTCGGCATGACTCAGGTATCTTATCCTTTTCCTTTTCTATCTTCTCTACTTCTTTCCACACCGAAGGTGGTATCATATTCCTTATTATATTAATTAGGAAATCGGGTGGAAGAGAGACCATCTTACTCACCTTCCATGGCGTCTTCCTCTAACTCCTCTTCTTCGAGATCACATATGTCTCCACATATTTCTGTGATACAGTTTCGTATACAAATCTCATCTATCTCTTCCTCATTCCACTCTTCCATTCTACTCACCTTCTTTTTGATATTGCTGATATAGTTCTAGGTCTGCTGGTATTTTTTTATTTTCATCTTCTTTATCTTCCTTTTTCTCATCGTCTACTTTATACGCATTTATGATCCTCGATATATCTATAGTTACGGCACCGCCGAGCGAACCGAACAGTATTATCTTTTTGATATTCTCATTTTCCAGTAGACCGCTCTCCCTGAGGACTTCGTAAAATATTGAACCTCTTTCAAATATGTCTGATTCAGGTATTATATCCGTAACCTTGTAATTTTTCTTATATTTGACGTTTAAGACCATTACTGGAATTGAAAGAGCAGACATGTATAGGTATCCTACCATCTTGTCAGTGATCTTAATCTCTAACCTAGGTTTTTCTTCAGGTTCAGGTGTGGTAGTCTGCTCTCCTTCCGTCTCATCTTTTGGCTTCTCGGGTTTTTCGATTCGGAGAGGCTCTTCTACGTGTTCCACTTTTTCCTTCGCCTGGTCCCTCTGAAGTTGAGACTTGACGGCTCTGAAGTATCCACCCGCATCTTTCACCTTCCACCATGAGCCTATTGATGTAATTATACAGTCCTCACTCACTCCAGCGTCTAAAAGTTCCTTTATGACCTCTTTTCTGTATCCTTTCTTACCTATTTTATCTTTCAATTCTTTTATATTAATATCCTGACCGCTATATGTTACTTTTTCAGGTTCGAGTGGACTGTAAGCCCACTGCTCACACTGGGCCTTAGAGTCTGAGATGAGAAGTGGCTCACTCATGGTGATCGCCCCTGGGGACTATTATGACATCGATTTCGTACTTTGGAATGATTAGGAGAACCTCTTGCCCGCCATATTCTCCTATTAGCCTCACGTAGTCCTTCGTATCGCTTTCCATGACCCCCTGATATGGAAAGCCATGAACAATTATGTACACGTATTTTCCTACGAAATCTTTCAAATCCATTTTCCACCACCAAATATAAGGAATGCCATAATGATGGCTAATATCAAAAGGCCTAAAAGTAACGCAATCAATCCCCAATTTATGCCCCTTTCAGGCTCCTGAGCCTGTTGTTTTACTTTTGGTTTCGGCTTTCTCTCCTTATAGATTATGACGTACTTTTCTTTTTCCTTAGGCTTCTCCTCCTCTTTCAATTCTTCTAACACTTCATCTATCTCATCTTTTTTCGTTTCTTCTTCTTTTTTCTCAGATGTCTCTTCTTTCTGCTCCTCTTTCTTTTCCTGTGTCGTACTCATTTGTTAGAGGTTTAGGTGGTCGATAAATATAACATTTATGTAACATTCTTGGTATTTGCTCTATAATACTGACATGAAGTAATACAATAATCAAAGTGACGAGAAAAGTAGAAGTAGAACCAGACCGTGAAAGAAAATGATAAGTTACTATTTTTTCAGATCATTGAGACAACACATTTGGGCTAACTCTTTTGTCGTAAAAGTTTTTTCTTTAAAAACGATTTGACGCCGTTTTTTCCCTTAACTTAAGGGCGAAATTCACAAATGTCCATGAGTTAAGGGTTTAAAAATATTCCTAGTAAGCTTACGCTTAGAGTTTATATACTCATCATTACAATTTATCATCAAATTAGAGAGAATAAATATTACACGTAGATGGAGAACGTGGAAATAAAGAACAAATCATAATAAAAATTTCTCAATGTCTAAAAGGCAAATTAAAGGAATTACCGAAAATGAGCTAAATATTCTTGAAATATGTACGTAAAGATTTGCTTTTGTGGAAGACGTTTATGATATTTCCGATAGATTTCCCATTGTATGTCATAAATTCGTACCTTCACCTCTATGGGAATCTAAAACGCTTGGACCAGACTTTCGTTACTTTTAGATTCTATGAGTTTTTGTTCATCTATTTTCACTTTATTAAACATTTCTATTAATAAAAATCCTTTACATTCTCTATCACGCCCGCATCTCTCTTTTAAGAATCTCACTAACGATTCGGGCAAAACGCTATTACTGAATTTCATCGCTTAACACCTTCGCTAATTTTGCTAAAATGATGTCTGTCCTTGTGACATTCATCTCATTCGCTAGTCTATCTAGCTCGTATACTTTGGTCAGTGGCAGTCTTACGGAAACTACTTGGACACCTTTCAAATTGTTAGCTGAGTTTAAATCTTCCGCCGTGATTGGCATGCTAAGAGCGGAACGAATGATCTCGCTTATATTCCCCTTGATTTTTTGCCTTATTTCCTTGTTCATTTTGAAGGAAACTGTCACGGTCTTTTCTATTTCTAAGATGAATTGTGTATCATCCACCTTAATTACCCTCTCCATTTTTGCTCCATTTAAAGACGGAATTTAGAGACTATAAATTTTTAGGTATTAGTTGAGCGTCTGGTTATCCTTTGTTTTAGTATATGCCCTAGCTGATCTAGTTTTTCTTCGATATTCCGTGAAATCTCTGAAATTTGAGCTAAGGCTTTAGTTATCTCTGTTCTTATCTCGTCTGACGTAAATGATTTTAGATTGGTGAGAGATTTTACGAATTCCTCTTTTTGTATATGATACTTTTCTATTTCTTCACTCAATTCTTTTATTATATTTCCCACCAATCTGTACTTTTCATATTGTTTCATATGCTGTTCTAATTCCTTCTTTTGAATCTTCAACTTTTCTATTTCAAGTTTCAGTTTTAGCTCTTGATCAGCACTCTTTATATTCGCCTTAACGTAACAGTCACCACAAATAACGTAGTGTTCAGTAGGATCATAGAAACATACCTCACCTAATTCTATTGCCCTTCCACATTTCTTACAGTGAGCGGTTTCGTATTTATTTAGTATCTTTTTTAAACCTTCAGCCTTTCCGCCTTTCTCATAGCGTGATATTAGAAAATTTATAAGTTCAGCATAAGAATCAAAATTATACATAGCCATTAATGCCCTAATCTTTTCCGCGTTCCGCCCTCTTACAGTTATATTTATATGAACTATATCGTTTCCCTTCTCTTCATCTGCCATAAAAGAACACCTAAAAAACGTAGACTTTGTATAAGTTTTCGCCATCTAGGACATATATAATATCGTAAGGATCGTATTTGTAATCCTCTATCATTTTGACTTTAATATTTTTGACTTTAAAATCTGGTAAAAATAGACGGTTATGAAAGTATAATACCTTCTCTTTGGTTGAATAGATATCTTCCTCAAGATGTTCAAAATCTGATTTGATAAATTCTATTTCTAAACGTGGTTCTTCCTCCAAAAAAAATTGAGAAGGTTTAATACTTGATAGTAGAACAACACGATTAAACTGTGCCATACCACTCTATTAAAAAATCAATGTTAGAGGTTATAAAAAGCTTTGGCGTATCTATCTATGTTTTTTTAGAAACGTGTCTAACGTATTTTCTTGTCTTGTATTATTTTGCTGGGACCTTAATAACGTTAGTATGTCATCTATTTTCTTCTGTAATTTTGACATTTCAGTAAATTGTTTATACTCTCGTAGCAATTTTTTAAAACATTTTGAGACGCTAAGATTCCGACATACATCTTCTATCAATCGCTCGTCTTCCTCACTAATGTAAATCGTTGTTCTTCTCAAGTCTATCTACCTTCTCCTTAATCTCAAGTAGGAGTTGTAGAATAGCATACAACTTAGTTTGTATGTCGATGTCTCCCGTCTTTATTTTCTCTAGTGCGAGTTTCTTCACACATGTAGAGATCGGTGTTTGCCCGCATATCTGTGCTAATTTTTCCTCTTCCCTTCTGTTGAAGTAGATTGTAGTCCTCATCGAGTGTATGATAGAGTAACGGTATAAAAAGATTGTGTGAATGGCATGTATGAGTTAATGATGAGTGTATGTATGTCATTTGTATGTTGTGTGTATGTCATTTTTATGTCATCTTGAATTTTCTATGACATACATAGTGACATACATTCGTCACTTTTACGTCAGCTTTGTATGTCATTTTTATGTCATTGTGATGAGAGTATGTATGAGTGCCTTCTTTTTACGTCGTAAAAAAACGTATGTCATCATCACTGTCATATCATAAGAGAAAATTCAATTCTAGTCAAACATATTTTTGGTATCACAAGACCTCGGAAAATCCCGTCATTGATACCAACTGGGAAAGATTGCACCGTAAGGTTATACCAAAAAAGCGGTATTACATAAGGTTGAGATTTCCGCAAAAGAAGGTTTTGGTATCAGCTTTAGGGGGTTGATTTTTCCCCCCATTTTTCCCCCTAAAAGTTTAGGAAAAAGTACGTAATTTTACCACGTACTCGGTTCTCCAGAGAACCAAAGTTTAGGAAAAAATTCGTTACGTCTTTGAAACGCTGAAACTACCGTAAATTTACGCCCTTCTTTTTTGTATAATAAAAAAAGAAGAAGGGCATAAACGGGGGGCACGGGGGAAGAAAAAAAGTTTAGGAAAAACCCTCTTACTTAGAGCGTTATTATATCATTATATAAGGATATGGTGAAATCGGGATTTAGGCCGGTGATGGGATCAATAAAATGCACCGCATGCCACTCTACCATTACTTTTGTTTTTGGTTGATGAACCAAGAAGAACACTAGATCTTCTCCATAGAATACATAATTATTATTTATTACTGAATAGCTCACGTTAAATATCCTTCCTTCCGTCTTTTTGAACAACTCTTTTATGTATGAGGCTTTTATTGCAGTTAAACCCAATCCACAAAAATCTACGCTATCGCCGTCTTTTACCTCATTTGGTTTAAGCCATTCTATTCCTTTCCCTACACTCACGCCCTTAAACGTCTTTAAGGGATATATACCACATATGACATCTGAGCCGTATCTGTCTAATTCCGCTTTACTAGGAATTTTATTCGGTAAAACGTCATCATCAATAAAAATCAGCCAATCCCCGTATTCAAGATAAGGTAACGCATAAAGGACTTGTAGATTCCTTTGGAGAAGTATGTTGTTATGTTTGTTTATCAGAATAATCCTGTCTTTCACGTTCTTTAAAACTGGAAGGAGATTAACATTAACTTGTCCACGTGTAGCTATGCTAATGACCATGTTCACTACACCTCTATTCCTCCATCTAGGTAAAATCCTAGTGTATCGGAGTCGATATCGAAATTTATCTTGTATAATACTCCACATATAATTATCGCACCTAATTCTATTATGTTTTGTTCATCCAATTCCAAGTATTCTATGATTAACCCGTCTATTTTTTCCTTGTTAATTTTGATACCCTTATAATCTAAAATCATTAGGAATAGTAGAGTATTTTGTTTTTCTTTGTATTCTTTTAATAAACTCTTTAACTTCTCGTCCTTAATTTGAGCTAGTAGTGAAGTCATTTCTATCACAACTTCATTTTTTCTATACGTGCTTTTTGAACGTTTTCATGTTTCAATTCTTCTACCATTTGAGCGATTGCTCTTCTGATGGCCTCGCTTCGGCTGACCTTGTGCCTGATGGCGTACGACTCGAGTAATTCAATCAAATCCTCTTCCGCCTTGAATGTTACGACTTTCATGGTTCTCTGGTTTCTAAATTAGAAGAAGAAGTTTAAAAAAGATAACACCGAAAAAAGGGTATTACTTTTACTTAGCCTGAGCGTTGGGGGCGTTGTTATGTTCAACTTTCTTTTGTGCTAGGGCGTTTACATCATTCAGCGTAGACATGTCGATTAGGGCGTTAATGCCAGTGACTGTCGTTTGTTTGATAGATTCCACAGCCACCGTGGTAGTCTGAGCCATTTGCGTCATAGTGTTTCTATATGTTTCGTTGGCCTGCCTCTGATTAAATAGGTGGGCCACTTCTCCCACCACAAAGGCACCTATTAGAACGCCCATGATAGCATAGAAAGCGTCTAACGCTAGTTGTGCTAACATAGTTTCACTCATACTAAGAGAAGGAAGGGGAAAAAAATTTTTCGTATAAAAAAGGAGTATTACAGGATATCTAAGGACTTTTTCTTGACTTCGCTAGGATTGGATAATAGTTCCGTAGCGATTCCTTTCATTTTCAGGTACACCTTCTCTATTAGTGACCCAGGCGAGGCGTAGTAGTTCACCATGGTGAGTGGATCCTCCCAGCCTACCCCGAACGGTGACCTCACTCGTTTTAGCTTCGGGAATCCCGTAAGTACCTCCAGTGGTAAATTCAGGTAGTTCACTCTCCAGTAAGCCCCACTACGCCTTATATCATGAGGCGTGAATGCTGGATTTAGGTCACCATCGCCAGGGAACTTCCCGAGATATTGTCCCAATCTGCGTAGGTAGTCCTTGTAGGTTTCCCAGTGCATAATTGAAAGGAACACGTAGTTTCTTCTGTCATCTGCTTTGAAATTCTTTTCAGCGAACTCTTTATAATTCTTCAGTTTCTCACAAAATCCCTTGTCGAAGAGGTTCAAATCAATCCCTTCCCATACCTTGTCCGTCTTGGATTCATACACTGTGACCGTACAATTTATGAAGTCTATGTCAGTCCACTTGATTCCTAGAAGGCTACTGTCTTCCTCGCTTGACTCCCCCTCTCTCGCCATGGTGGTTAAATGAAGTAAGACAGAGTCTCTAAACCTTTCACACATGTAGTCAGACACGTTCTCTTTTTTACACCACTCTGGTATCCTCAGAAATTCCTCAGGCAATAATGTGAATGGAATTCCGTTCCTACTCCCTACTCTCTTCTTCCCCCTCTGATATCCTCGTATATGAATCGTGAATTTCTCGGACAAGGGAAATACCTCGTCTAGGATTGTTATTGCCTGATAATAGGAATTCTTTCTTCTATTTTTCCAGTATCTCTCTAGCTCTCTGTATTCCTCCTCTCCCCACTTGTGAGGGTCTGGCTGTTTATCCTTTACGAGATCATACGAATCCTTCGCTACTGTAATCACGTTCTTGAAATGGCGTGCCGATATCTCTTTATTAACTACAAATCTGTAAACGAAACGCTGTACTGTCAAAAAGTCACTGATCTTCTTCAGGTAGTTCTTCACCTCTTCCTCGGGCATGTTTGGATTTTCCTTGAATTGTTTTACGAACGCTTCGAAGGCGTTCACGTCGAACACGTTATATTCCTTGTTCCTTTTCTTTCTCTCTTCCTTGTACTTCTCATAGAAGTCCTCGAACTTCTTCCTTAGTTCAGTGTCCTTCCTAAGTTCATCATACCTCGCCTCGAAGGTGTCGTAGCTAATATACTCGCTTTCGTGTCCTAACTTCTTCCATATTTTGTTAGTTACTTCAAACGCCTTTTTGGCACTAAGCCCAAAGTACTGTTCTGATGCTAAGAATAGCCTACACTCTTCTATGTTTAGTTTTTTGGGTCTGCCCTTACTGGTCTTAGCCTCCTTAGGTTCCTTTTCCAAACAGATTTTCCCTAGCTTTATTATTATTGGTTTTATCTGGGGATTTTTCCTGTAGAGTTCCCCAGCCATTTCTACTCCCTCTTTGCCTCTGCTCCTGTCACGATCTTCATCCGCTCCTTCCTCTCTTTAGAGATATACCCCCTGGCCAGGGCCTCGGCCAGGAGTTCACGAACTGCTTGACTCATGTCTATCCCTTCTTCCTGACAGAGTAGGGAAAAAAGCTCTTTCATTTTCTTCTCAATCTTCACGCTCAGCCACGTTATCTCCGTCACGTTTCATCTTTATGACGTCTATCCCCCCTGGTATTTAAGTGTTACTCAACATAAACCCTGTGTTACACGTCCTTAACTTTCCCCCCTCTCCCTAGAAGTCTGAGGAAGTTGTACTTAGAATACACGAAGTGACACTTAAATACTGCAAAGTATAGATAGGTACTTAGTGGTCTAAATGGCCCAAAACCAAAAAATGGACATATCCGAGGTCCTAAGAAGGGCCGAGGATCAGGATATTTTTTTAGGTTCATTTACAAAGAAGGAAAAGCCTAAGGTACTATCGTTCGAATATAGGAATACAGACATGGGGGGGTTCTCAGATTCCATAGTGATCTCGCTGAGAACGAAGAAGCCGATCAAGTCCAGGATCTTCCTTTCAAGAACGAAGAGACACGGCAGAAGAACATACTATCTCATACCAGCGAAGTACCTCGTATATAGTATTGAACGGAGTAACAGCGGTCATCTCTACTGTACCGTGTCGATAATTCGAATGAAGGAGGAAGGGGGGATAGATCTAGTGAAGGACTGGGAGGTCTTCCGCCAGGACGAACACCTCCTAATGTTGGACGATCTGCCAGAGGACATACGACAGATGCTCGTAGAGAATAAGGATTCGCTCCCCCTTTTCGATAGAGTCTTCCCCTCCGATCCTCCCCAGGACTAGATGGAGAAAGAAGAAAGGAAGGAGTACATGATTTTTTTCCATACGTCATACGCACATTTATTATATGAAAAATCAGAAATTGTTAATTTATGTACGTCTTCTACGTAGAGGCGATTTATTAGCTCTCCATCGAGAAAGATGGTAATCTCTTCACCTCTCTGCTCTATCCTTAGGACACAGTCATCTCCTTCATATATTATATATAATGAATTAGTGCTAGGATTGTGCCCTAGCCTTATCATCTTTGAGACCTTTCTTATATAAGAGAATTGCTATTAAGGAATAAGGAATGTAATATAGGGGAATGTGGTCTATCACTATATACTCTGATCCCCACTCGTACGGGAGTTGATGCTTAAAGACCCAAAAGAAAGCATCTTCTACTACTGAATACGTAAAAGCGTTAGCTATGGTAATGGGAATTTTTCTGTCAAATCCTGCAATCATTCCTAAGGCAAGTACTAAAGCATGGTATGGAGAGATGACGTTACCTTGGCTCAACGGAGAGAAGAACGTTTCTATCATAGCGTATACTATAGAAATCGCTATGGTCCTAACTACGCTTTCTCTTAAGGGCATTTAACTCATGCTCCAGTTTCTTTATTTTTTTTTCAAGTATCTGAATTCTCTTCTTTAAGAACTTATGGTCTTTGTAGATGAGAGAAACTAGACTTATTATGATTGTCACTAAGACTGTGTTCAAATTAGGATCTATACTAAAAATAGCCATACGTCATCATCTCATAATTTAGAGCCTATTTTGATTTCTTCCGCCTCTTTGCTAGTGTGTGCAAATTCAGGGCTAGTCGAATTTGACGATTCCTGTGGTCTGTAAGTTCATCTTTGTGGCGTTCGTACCATTCTTTAAGCTCTTTCCACGCTATTTCGCCATTTGGCTTTAGAAGGCTAGGATGATTCTCTTTTAGCCATCTTCTCAAAGCTCCACGGTGTCTGATCGCTTTTTGAATCCATTTATCCTTTCTCCTTGCCATGGCTATCACCACACCGAAACTGAGAAATCACTATTTACTGTACAATTTGATATTGCCTTTGCAAATATTACATTATAACCTGGATTCTGATATTGATATATTAATTGATATTGCCCTTGAATTTCGTAATTTTGCTTATAAATTATATAGAAATACTGATTTGCGTTCACATTCATGTAATCACCTCAGCCTCTATGATTAACAGAATTGTTAGTTCCTCACTAGATATGTGAAAAACACTATTGTCCGCGTTGAGGATTGCGGTAAAGAAGATAAAAGATCCATTACTGCCTCCCAATACATTCATCGCATTACAACAATATGTATTACTCGGCGTTAAAGGTGTAGAAAATGGACTTGTAATAGGTTGATAATATTGTGGAAAACCTGGCAGACCTGGTATGTTCACGGGGTTACTACTGTTATTCACTATTTTAAATAAATTAGGATAGTGAGACGATGCGAGTATTGTGCCGAAAAGTGATGGAAGGTTAAACAAAAAGTAGGCTTGCTGAAGATATACTACGCCTTTTACGAATCCTATCGACCCATCCCCTACATTTTCGCCGTTAGGGAATGTTACTCCATTCCTAGCCAAATAGCTTATGAATACGAACCAATTGAGTAACTGAATATTTCCATTAGCTGGAACTGAAATAGTAATAGTACCGCTAGCCGTGTTATTACTGATATTCGCGGGCATTGTTAAAGAACTAGTACCAGTAGCATTATACTCTGAGGTGCCTGAGGCTGAGCCTTGGATATTATATGTTATATTTCCGCTGATCGCGTTAATGTATTGCCAATAACCTAACGCTATTTTTGAAAGCGGGGCTATTATGATGCTAGGGTCTTCGTTCTCATAGTCGAATGTACCCGAGTATGAAAGAGAGACAGAAGTTCCACTTGTACCACCGTTTATCTCTATGACATCTAGTATCTGAACTTGAGTAATTGTCACACTAGCAGTTCCACTACCTAACGTTACAGTTATCTGAATGTTGTTATTGCTAGGAGACGGGATATTTCCTACTTGCCAGCCATGCGTATTTTCGCCCGTTTGGAACGCTATTACTTGTTCATTTGCCGTATTAGTTATAGTAACACTGGTGGCAGTCGTTCCGTTTATAAGGACTGTGATTGTGGCTGAACCTGAGGTTGAGCCTGAGGCTAGAGTTATGTACGCCGAAACGTTTATTACTAGCACGTGGTAGCTCTTTAGAAACTGGGTCATTGGCGTTACGCTTTGTATTGTATATTGTTTGGCTGTGCCGTTTGCCGACAACGTTACGCTCTGAGTATCGTCCACGCTATTGCCTACCCATGCATCTAAGATTTGCCCTATAAATCTAAATTTCCGCGTTTTGCACTGATGTCCCTGGATGGCTAACGCCATCATCCCACCTCATATATTACGAACAGATAGCCCGTAACAGAACTAGAATTATTATTCGTAAGAGTAATCGAATTGATTTGAACTAGTTTGCTAATATCCATTTCGTATTCTCCATAGACACTATTCCCGCTATTCACATTTACATTGAAAGTAGTTTGAGTTATCATGTCAGTAAGCGAAAGGCTAGCTGTGACTGGTGCGGAAGGGAAGATTAAGAGTTTAAGTTTGCCCTTTAGGGGCGTTACGTAATTTACGTTCAAAGTTTGATTAGAATTAGCGTTTACGTTTATTTGAGTTCTTACTAAATCGTAAGCTATCAGCCTTGTCTTGAGATCCGTAGCCACTCTTCCAAACGTAGGGAATTTTCCATGTATCAGCCCCCTGATTATCACGGTCGAACTCCCATATGGGCTTTGCTGTATTTCCGTAGCGGGCTGAATTTGCATATAGTGAATTGGAAAATTCTCTATTAAGAGGTACTGGTAAGGTGCTAAGACTACATTTTGAGAAT